AGGGTGCAGAGGAAATACCTGTGTAAACACGGATATTACCATCTATCATATTGTAAATAGATGCTCCAGTACCAACTAAAACATTATACAAATACCTCCCTTGTGCAAGAGATGAAGTATCAGTAGAACCCATGGATAAAGAAATCTTACCAGCACTTGTATCAACTCCTACAACAAAAGTTCCTGCTGGAGTTGTTGTCGCTGCTACACCGGCACCTTTTTGTACCTGAGAAGAACCAGTCCAAGCGGCACTATCAGAATAAAGATTAAATGCTGCGTCTGATGTATCTACTATAGTAAATATAGCACTAAAATCTGCCCCAGTATAAATGGTTAAATTTGATGCTACAGGAACTCCTGCAGATGGATCAAAAGTTATCTTCTTAGTTGCCATGGACTAATTCCTTAAGTAGAGATTTGATTTCACTCATTTCACTTTTTAGATTAGCAAGATCCTGTTCCATATTGTCTGTTCTTTCACGTTTTACTTTTTTTGCGTGACGAGATGCAATATAATGTTCATAATCATGATCATTAACATTAACTATTGAACTCGTTCTTGGATCTCTAGCAAGATCTTTGTTTCCGTCAATATTATACATTATGCTAATGCAATTACCCTCAGTTCTCTCATTCTAGGTACATAAACTTGACTATTCGAAGTCATTACAATCTTAATTCTATAAGTCCTGAATGTAGGCAATCTATCAATAGTAAAAGTATATTCTTTAAATGGCATATTTCCACTATCAAATCCATAACCATTGGACTTAGTAACTAATTTGTCAGACTCTCCATTATTCTCTGAAGGATCAATTATTTGACCTCTTACATTGAGATTTGCATATCCTGGGAATGGTGTAAAGATTGGTTCAAACGCATCCTGATCACTAATTGCATAGAATGCTCTGATATCCGATTCCTTATGAATATGAGCATCTACCATTACTTTTAGAGAAGATGCTGCATTTTCCAGTTTGATTTCTTTAGAAATATACTGACATGCAGTAGGATCAGTATCAATAGTATTAATTCTAGCATCTGTTGCATAATTTGTAATTACATTATTCACTCTATTTGAAGTAGTAATAACGCTACATCTCTGAGCATCAATAACTGGACTTATACGAGAATCTGAAGTATTAAGGAATAACCTTAATTGTAATGATTTTTCACCAGGAAGAGTACCTAATTTAGCAGTTGCATTAACCTTGGATGCAATCATTCTAGGAGTAGTAAGATAATTAGTTTGATTTAAGGAAATTGGTTCAAATCCATTATTAATCCAAGGAATTTCATTTCCACTAAAACTCTTACTAGTAGTCGTTCTAAGTTCTCCACTTAGTGAACATCCCTGAACGGTTACATTATGAATAAGTGGTCTAATAAGCTCAAAAGGCATATTTTGAGATGCTCTTATCTTGTATCCACCACATGACTTATTATTATTCAAGAATAGTTGAGGATATCCAACATCATTACTCCTATTATCATTAGCTTGATTGTCATCCCATATAGAAGACATATCCAACTTAATATAATATGAATCATATGTAATTGGATTTGCAACCGTTACATCACTTAAATTATGAGTTTTGTTGACTCTTGCCAGATTAACTCCACCAAGTTCATACTTATAAACGGGAGTTCCTACTGGATAGGATATACCTTCACCACTACCAACAACTGATTGTGCCCGTACAACATTTCCGCCAATTATATTACCAGAAACTGAAGTATATTCAATAATTTCATCTCCAATCTTAAGGAATCCAGTATTAGTAGTTCCAACACCTACATTCTCAAAAGTTTCAAATCCGGATGCATTATCAACCGATATGGATCCAGTATCCCCTAAAGCATAAGCAACAGCAAGTTTAGTAGGTTTAATATCACTTTCTACTCCAGAAATCTCAACCTGGTTATCTGACCAATACATACCATGGTTCTTATGATTTACTTTAATATGCAAACCATCCTTACCAGTAACACTATTAACTGCATTTATCTGGACATCTCCACCATGACTAGCATTCAATACTTTAACAGCATTAGCAGTATCAATATACATTACTGTCTTAGCAGATCCAACCACGAAGTTGCCCTGAACATTGTTTAGAACTAGTTCACTTGTACCACCAACAGAAACAATAGATAATCTTCCATTTCTTCCTTGAGTGGTTAATCCAATAGTATTAAACCCAACTACATCGCCTACAACATAACCAGAACCACCAGCATTAATTGTTGCACCAGAAGCAACAATAGATCCACTATTGATAGTAATATCAGCAGTTGCTCCTCTACCATTACCAGTAAGAGTAACTAAATTAACACCACTATAAGTAACTTGTCCATCGGAAGGAGAATATCCCAATCCAGCATTAGTGATAGCCAAACTAGTTACAGTTCCTGCTACTCCAACTAAATTAGCACTAGCTTGAGTTCCCATCTGATAAACTACATTACCAGGTCTAAGTCCACCGTCTGCTACTGTAGTACCAAGTCCCACTCTAACTTCTTTAGAATTTAATGCTAAAGATTGAGGCATTAATTGAGGAATTTGATCATTTCCTTTTGAAAGAGTTGGATTATAAAGTTCTACAGTTCCTGAGTCTACGAAATCTGCTCTATAAAGAGTAAATTTAAGATCTTCCCACTGACTTGCTTCCCATGTAGAAGCATTCTGGGACTTAAAGAGTGATCCCAAATAAGGCTGGTTGGAAATAAAGGTCTGAGTAATAAGATCCTGCTCACCTATTCTTGAAATATAAACACTATATTTCGTTGAGTTTGATGCCAAAGCAATTGCATATTCCTTCCCTGGTTCGCAATAAACCGGAGATTTAAATTCAATAGTAGTAGCAACAGATCCATCAGCAGAAGTTGTAATATCATCAGGTGCTAGTACAATCTCAGAGAAAGGAAGAATATGTTGTGTGGGGAATCCATTCTCCATTGATCTTATCTGGAATACACATGGAATATCCATGTCATCCTTAGAACGGAAGAATACGTCACACTTAGTCAAATAAACACCAGTATCATCTTCAACTAAGAAAGATTGTGCTAGAGGGTCATACCATCCAATAATAACTCTCTCTTGAGTTACGCCAAGTGTTCTGGAAGCAATTACTTCACCATCTAAAAGTTCTGAAACATGTCTCTCTTGGAATTCCTGTTTTTGTTCAATTCTTGCATTTCTAACAGCAATAATATTTTCTTGAACCGTCTCAAGAGTTCCTGCTGCAGTATATGATTCCTCAGCAATAGTAGTACAATTATCTTGATCATTATCTTCATCATTTATAAGTGTAAAGACCTTACTACCAACCTCAAATCTTGGGTAATCAATATTATTTGGATTGGGAATAAAGAAACTTCCACTAATATCTGCTGCTAAGTCAGAAATAAGTCGAAGATCTGTAACAGTTGCTTCTGCTCCAGAAGATTCTCCTTTAAGAACCATTCCACTTTCAATCCACCCATAATAATCTCCTTGTGCTTCTTGGGCTAGTGAGAAAGTATCTACATTTACAACAGTTGAAGTAGATGCATAAGATGAAGAAAGGGGTAGTTGTGAATAAGGATCTTCTGGATAAACTTTAGTAGGAAGATTATAAGGACCCTCTTTATGGTTTATCTGAGCCGCTCTAAAGATGATCGTTGGATCTAATCCTGATTGACTCCAAGGACCTACAGGATTTAAACCAGTTGGTCTAACATATCCCTTAACCTTTTCTCCAACCTGGAATGCACCAGAAGTCATACTAATTTCAATAAGTTTTGGTACACACCATTTTGTAACATCCTGACCATCAAAGAATGCATACATTCTAGTAAGAGGCTTCATCCTCTTAGAAACAAATTCTATATTCCTTGATCTACAATAAGGAAGTAACTCCTTACTTACAGTTCTATCACCAACAGAAGTTCTATCCCAATGCTCAGTAACAACAGTTCGCATCCCTGTTCGTGATTCAGTTCCAGTCCTTCTACCACTCAATACTGTCTCTTCAACTGTCGTGTTTGTTCTAGTTCCAAATACATTTCTTCTTCCACCACCAGGTTGACCCATCCATCCTCGGAACTCACCACCAGTACTAATAGTTCTAACTCTTGTTGTTTCTACAATATCTTGTCCTGTCCAATTAGTCTCCCATGAATTCCAAACAGTAGGTGCAAATCCAGTCTGAGGATCTACATTCATAGTCCTCGCTGCATCTTCCATAGTACGCTCATAATCACCTTCAATTTCAATTGTCTTAGCTTCTAATCTTACCGTGTCAGTCCACGTATCAGATGCAGGAGTTAATTCAAGACTTCCCTGCCAAAAACTAATCAAGAAAGGTGTTACGCTTTCACTTCTTGTCCCAAATGACTGTTTAATATATTCAACTTCAGAATAATCTAAAGTTACAATATCAGACTGTTTTCTTACATTAAGTCCTTCAATTGCAGTAAAAGCTAAATCATCAGTTGGGTCTGTATTGGTTACAGGACCAAACATTAAATCAACTGAATTTGTATAATGTGTAGGTCGGGACTGCTTATATTTTCTATCAATACTATTCTTAAGAGTTACTGCTGTTTCTTGTGGTTGGAATCCAGTGAAATTGTCAACAAAGAAACCAGATTTAAATCTATTCAAACCATCAGCATCCGCTACAAACATGTTAGCGGTATTTGTTTCCAATACTGAAAGAGCAGTATAATATTCAAGATTCTTGATCCTATCATCAAGTTTCCTGATATCTTTCATCTGATATCTCTTATGGTCTTGGTATTTGACACCTACCTGACTAATATTATAAACATACGGTGGTAATGTTATAGTAGCAATTTCTATAGCATCATCAACTGGACCTGGCTTCTCAGGTTCATCAGCAGGAGTACCATAATTTACTTGGAATTTTCCATCTTTCGTTAAGAAAATTCTGTCAACTCTTCCAAGATAATTTGAATATGCAACTACAATAGTTTCATCAGATGCTAAGACATTCCCTGCAGAATTTCCAGCTCCATTAAATGCCCTTCCATAAAATTCTAATGGAGATCTTGTATTTTCAGCAACGGTGTAATCAGATACTCTAGGTCTGATATCAATCATGTCAGCATTAAATACACCATCTACCGATTTAATTTCTGTGCCATAATCAAAATCATCATATGAATTTACAGTTGTGATATCTCCACTATCTGTAGTGGCATAATATGCACTCATAAAGTATACTTTAAGCTGTCTTGTAGGAGCATCAGCATCAGACTTTCTCTTAATTATTCCATAGTCATAGAAAGTACTCTCTTGTCCAGTACTATAAGTATACTCTGAAGATACATCAAAACTTGGAGCATCTAAAGTATTAATTTGTCCTTCTACGTTAGATTCTTGGAATATAACAGTTTCTCCCTCTTTAAAAGTTACATCATTCTTATAGATATAAACAATTTGAGAAGAAGAATTAGATACTTTCTCCGCTACAATAGCAACAGCATTTGATACTTGTCCAACTACCTGTTCTCCAATTATTAACTCTGCAGTCGTAGTTGATGCACTAGTTAATGAAGTAAGAGTCATCTTAGGTGCAGATGCTGCTCCAGTATCAGATGATTCAAAAACCCCATGAATTTCAATAATATCAGGGACATTCAGTGATATAATTTCATCTTGAACTCTAGTTCCATATGGATACCCACCACCACCATAATCCAATCCATCATTGAAAGTTGTCGTTCCAATACCAGACCCTTCAGTAGAAGACTTAGAAACAATTACAGAATTAACACTATTCTTTAATTTATCTTTTGCTGTTGGTTTTAATTTTTTAACAGTTGTAACAAGAGTTGCACCAGTATCATTTGCTCCTAAATTATAAATTTGTAAAGAAGTACCATCAGTAAAAATTAAATCACCACTATCAAGTGCTTCAGTTTGACCATCAGATCTAACTAATGAATATCTTTCTTCATCAAATCCTAAGAAAGTTTCACTTGCTCCACAAGAAACTGGAGAAGATAACTTATTACCACTAATATTAACTGTATAGGTTTTTCTAATAGAAAGAGAAGCATTTGTTAAATCAACATCAGAAATACTAGTTCTTGGAAGTTCTGTATATAAAGTATTATCCGTTGATGTTTGAAGCTCTGTTTGTAATATCTTAAGATCTTCTACCTGAGTACTAGCAGTAGTAGTAGATAATCCACCATTAGCAAATCCTGTTACAGTAGCAACTCCAACAATCTCAACAGTATTTGCATTAACTGCAGTAACTCTTGCATATGTTGGATATTGTCCTAATGAAGAATCATTAAAACAAAGTAAATCATTAATAGTCGCAATCCCAACAAAATTAGGATCAAAAGCAGTTACAGTTGCTATACCACCTTGCAATGCTGCACCAATAGTTGCCAATCCAACATGATATTCTATTTCCTGCATTACATCTGCAGCAAAAGTATTAGCAGTTCCAACAGCCTTATCATTAGATCCATATATGGATTTTACATTCTTTAAACTTTCAGCAGTAATTGCTATTGCAATTCTTCCATCTGTGTCTCCATTAAAAATAAGTGCTTCATTTTTAATGAAAGTTCCATCATATTCATAAACAGTTAATCCTAATCCTGAAGTAACGGAATCTTTAAGCCATGCAGTCGCACCACTATTAGCACCCTTAATATAAACTGGAGTAGTAAGAGAAATAGGTTGGTTTAAAGTAATATTAGTTACTGTCTGTATATCATATAAGGCAATATCCCATTCATTTAATTTCCAATTGGTTGCATCATATGATCCTGACTCCATTGCCATATCATATACTCTGGCAACACCGATTTCATCTCCTGCTACTGTTCTGCTGTTTACACCAACTCTTTGATTTCTAAGACTTACAGTATAAGTATTACCAATTCCTATAGTAGGTGATCCATAAACATTATTTAATCTTAGAGTTGGACCTGTATTATATGTAATTTGCTGAGAATCAACAGTATTAACTGTTCTAGTTTTAGGCGCATCCAAAAAAGTTGGATTTATTGTTTCAATTTCATATCCCCTAACAAAAGCTTTACCTGGGGAAACTTTATATATTGCTAAATCCTCAGCAGGAGTTTTTCCTCCTGGGGTAAATTGTCCTTCCTGAAATACTCCTCTATTACCAACATTATCATTTAAAGAATTTAAAGCAGTAATATCAAAGGGTGCAGTATAATAATCTCCAGATTCTGCATAAGTTCTTCTTGCAAGAACATTTTCCAAATCCTCGTAAAATACTCCACCATTCGGACCTACACCAAATCCAGATCTAGTTACTGCTTTTAACCGTCCAGCATTAACTGACCCTAATTCTATAAAATTATCATCATCAAAATTATCTAAAGATTTTTTAAATAGGCTAGTAGTTATCTTTAATCTATCCGCTCCAGGTGCAGCATAATTATTATATCCTTGAGAATTGTCATTCAAAGTCTCATCCATATCAGGAGTAATTATCTGCTCCTGTACATTTAAACCAATTCTATAACTAGGAGTATTAGAATATTGATCAAGAATAAGAGTTTCTGATTCTACAGTAACAAAATTTCCACGAATAAAATAAACACCTTCTTGAATTTGGAAAGCAGATCCAGTTGCTGCAGCCCCACTTGCAATTGTTACAGCAAATGGACTACCACCTGCTATAGTGGTATTCCCAAGTAATCCTGAACTAATAGTTACATTTGTAAGTAAATTTTCACCATCAGAAAATACTTCAGTTGAATTATTACTTGTATTTGATTTTAAGTAATTAATATAAAGAGTAAGATTATTTCTATCTGAATCTTCAGCAAGTAAAACTTTATCAACAACTGCTGTTACTCCAGATATCTCTCCTGTAATTTGTGTGCCAATTAATTGATCAATATATGCAGATACAGGAATTCCTTGAAAATTATTATCTAATTGAACGCACTTATATATCTGAGTATATCCAGTATTTCCAGGTATTACTTTTGCACCTTCTTTAAAAAAGTGTTGACCAAACTTTTCAATCTGATTTTGCAGTATAGATTGAAGATTGCTTAATTCTCTTGCCTGTACAGGATATCCAGGCTTAAACAGCACCTTATGATAATCATCAGCCGGATCAAAGTCGTCGAAATATGGTGCTACATTTAGATTGGTTTGCTGTGGCATGATTACTTAGAACTGCAAAATAACTTTGATATCTTCTTTTTGATTAGTAGACCTAGTTATAGAAGGTCTGTTATCAACATAAATGATGTTTCCTGAATACTTTTTGACTTCCGCTGCCGCAACACCGTCAGTAAAATCTTGTCCAAGATAATAGGTACGACTATTTATTACGGTAGAGACACCTGTGAAGGAAGTATCTATCGCTAAATTAGAACCACTTGATGGAACAATAGTTAAATTTCCACCAGTATCAGGAGAAGCAGTAAACTCCGTCAAATCGTATCCATATGTTGGGTTAGTTTGTGCTGTTCCAACAGTGTTGAATCCAGCCATAGTCCGATCTTGCCAGAATTTTAATACTCCAGTATTAGAATCGTAACTAACAACTCTACCAACTGCTGTAACTGCTGTTCCTACTGTCTGGGTAAAATATGAATCAGGATCAAACTCAGCAGTACTATAACCCGTTCCTGTTAATCTTAAAGCACCTACACCACTTGCCTTATCTGCTGATAAAAGAGCACCACTTGTAGCTTTAGGATTTTCAATAATGCCAACTCTTGCAATCTGATTTCCTGTTATAAAATCTGGATTCTCAATATCATTTTCAATCCTCGAATATAAAAGAACATTATATGCTCCCAATTCTCTGTAAACATCATTTCCATGTCCTCCAGGAGGAGACATAATAACATTAAATAAAGGTCGTGTAGTTCCTGTAGGAACTCCACCTGCTTCCAGATCTATATTTCCATAAGTATAATTTTGACCTTGATTAGAAACAGTTACACTCTCAACTTTTTGATCATTATTAACAACAATAGTACACTCTGCTCCAGTACCATCACCTTTAATAGGAACTTTTGTATAAGTACTATTTGCAGTACCTAATCCAACACCACGTTCAGTAATTGTTACAATTTTAATAGATCCATCTATTGCATTATCTCTTACTGCTGCAGTAGTAGAACTAGTATCCCAATCGAGAGGGGTTGGAATAAAATCTGTAGATTCGAATTTTACAATATCACTTGGTTTAATAGTATAAAGATATTTCCAAATATAACCATCTCCACTAGTACCAGCAGATTTTGGTTCTAAATCAGTAAAAGTTGGTTCATCTAATGAAGGTCTACCATTTGGGTTATCTGGATCCATGCCATTCTGAAGGCAGACATAAACCCTATAATCACTATTTAAAACATAATATGAAGCCGCATATAAATTTGTTGCACCGGAAACTTTTGCTGTATTAGATCTACTATAATCGCTACGATACATATCATAAGTTGTACCAGATGTCCAAACTCTTCTTGTAACAACCTGCCTAGCATCTGTAGAATTAATCTTTTTCAATGCAATCATAGTATCCCAATAATCATCCTCTTCACTAAAATTATCTTTTGGAGAAGGAGGACTAGAGTCCCAATCTGACTGAATATCAGAAGGATTTGGCAGACCAATAAAAGAATAATATGCATTAGTTGCTGTAGTTACCCCAGCAAGAAAATTCTTTGCATTTAATATCCTTATTTGATCTGTTATAATTGCAGCCATTTTTTGAAACTTTTTATTTATTTATTAAGTATTTTATAATCATTAGATGCCTACACTACCCCAATTGTACCCACCACTATTGGAAACATAGAGTTTATAACTGGTTAATGCCGTATTAGTACCACCAGTATAATGAATCAAGAAGCTAATAACACTTGAATCACCAGCAGCAGGTGTCACAGTTACTGTTGACGCAGCTCCTGATGTAATATTACACCGTGCTCTAGTTTGAATACCAGCAATTGGCGATCCATTGTTTATAGGAACAACGGTACAAGTAACTCCAATTCCATTGGTAGCCACAGTATTACCAAATCCAGCAGCACCACCATGTGCTCCTACTTGTGTAAAGATTATAGTCGCAGTGGTAACATTTTCTGCATTAGCGGGGACATTTTTAAATGATACAATACCTATATTAGCACCCCTACCAGCTGAAGATACTGCTGGTATAGAATATGTAAATACAGTTTGTGCTTGTACATCACATTCTAATACAATATTTCCACTAGCATCTGTATAAGTGGTTACTCCCGAAGAAGTTTCATGAACTCCTAAAAACTTATCTGGGACATTACGTTCCCATGATCCACTACCCCGATTCCAAGTAAAAGTCTTATTATTATTTGCAGTTGCAGAACTAGCAAAAATTTCCAGACCTGCTCCATTTGCCGTTGTATCAGTTGCAGCAGTCGTTGATGCAATACCTACAGTTTTATCAGCAACATCCAGAGTAGTAGTATTAATAATAGTTTGAGTACCATCAACCGTGAAGTTACCAGTAACCGTTAATCCCCCACCAACAGTTTGATCTCCCGAAACTGTCAAATTATTAACCGAAATATTTGGACTTCCTGTTATTCCATATGCATTAGCAGCCGCGGTTGCTGTAGATGCAGTTCCTGTTAAATCACCGGTTACATCACCAGTAAGATCACCAACAAAACCACCAGACGCAGTACATACACCAGAAGCATTAATACTAGTTACACCTATACCACTAACAGTAGTTACACCACTAAGTACAACACCTGCAGGGAAAGTAGGAGCACCACCTGCTTTATTAGTGTAATTATCTGCACGAACTCGTCCACCAGCACCACTAAGAACTCCTCCAATACCAGTAGTTCCTATTCCAAGAATATCCGGTATGAAATCATCCCCATCACCAACAATTAAATCATAAGTATCATCAACTTGAACATTAGGATAGTTAGTAAATGCAACTTGAGATGAATCTGGAGGATCAATAGTAATTGTTGAACCAACACTTAAATTAGCATTAACATAATATATTTTATTCAATGGACTAGAAGTATCATCACTTAATGCAGTTCCTAATCCTGATGGAACACTAAGTAAAGCAGATCCATCACCATAGAATTTTGATGCACTCATGATGCCAGAAGCACCATAGAATGTCAGTGCAGCTCCAACATGAAGATTACCATTAACTGTAGAAGAACCAGATACAACTACATCAGTAAAACTACCAATACCACTAAACTTAGTAGCAGTAGCAACACCACTTATGTTAGCACCTCCTAAAACAGTTAGAGCATCTGTCGGATTAGTAGTTCCGATACCAACATAAGAAAGCGTATTAATTCCCGTATTAACAGATATCCATTTACCACCCGTATAAGTCAGGTTGGTTCCATCACCGAAATAGGTGTAAATCTCAGTAAAATTGGCGTTAACAATGTTAGCACCTGCGCGGAGAGTGCTACCATCTCCCGCATTTGCTGCAGATCCCGTATTTATCCCTACTAAAGCCATTATTGAGACACTATGTTTGAAGTATTTAGACTATTTGACCATCATATCCTTTTGCCTTGAGAGCATTTGTTCTCCTGACAAATCCACCTGTAATTATTCCTGTAGGCCCATCTTGGGTATATGCATTATATGTATTTGACTCCGATCTATTTACAAGACTAATCTTACCCCAACTAAAATCACCAAGATAGTAAGAAGTTGTAAACGCTCCACTCCATCCCAAACCTGAACCTTGACCAGCAGAGGAGAAGTCATAAGTTACACTAGCAAATCCAACAGTGGTATAATCCCATGTAATAGTGGATACACCAGCAATTTTTGCAGTAACTCTTCTAAATGTAGTAGTACCAATTCCAGTAAGAGCACCTGTTATATGGTTCTCAACAGTATCTACCTGATAGATGTTATCGGCAAAGTTTGTTCCAATACCAATCGTTTCATCTGCTATATCTAGAGATCTAATAGTTGTATTAGCGAATCCAACATAAGTGTTCTTAACTACAAAATAATCACCAACATCAATAGAACTTAATGTAATAGCAGTGCCCACAATAGCGGTATCTCTCAAATATGAATCATATGGTACATGAATATCAAAAATCAGACTCTTAGAAATTGAAGCTGCTGTACCAACCGTTCCAAATCCAACAATAACTCCATTATCACCTTTATATTCACCTACAGAATCAACCTCTGCAATTGGTTCAGGTGGTTGAATCAGACATGTTGGAACATTTGTTTGTAAGTACTCAGTTCCGCTATTAGTAATTTCAATTCCAGTAACAACGCCAACAGCATTAATAAAGGATCTACCAACAGCAGTTGTACCAACACCAGTTTGACCAAATGTTACAGTTGGTGCAGCAGTATATCCACTACCACCATCAGTAATATCTACTGATGTAACAATACCAGCCGTAGTTACAAGACAAGTTGCAACAGCACCAACCTTAGAATTTTGAGAAACAATAGTTATCTTATCCTGACGAAGAGCACGATTAGTGGCATTCGCCATTTCATTATCAGGATCAAAGAATGGTTTTACATTATCAACGTAAATTACAGTTGAACCAATTCCAACATTCTTAGTAATAAAGGCATATGGGTTAATATTGGCCTCATAAAGTTCTCTACTCTTACCTACTAATTCTTCACCTACAATTTTATCTTCAGTTTGTCTGCGCCAAATAACAGGTCTTAAGAGACTTTCATCCTGAGTATTTCCAGGACCAAAATATGGAACAGTTTGTACAATATCTGTTGAAGATACAGTACTTACACCTCTTACAGTTTCTTGTTGCCAATACCTTTGTCCATTATCAGGATCCCAATTAATAGTTAAATCATCACCCTTTTTAACTGTCTCAATAATTTCTTTAGATACTACATCTGTATCACCACTTCCCTTATAGAAAAGAATCTTAGATGTATCCCCAACTTTAGGTGCTTCTGTAAAGGTGACCTGACTACCACCACCAAAAGTATATCCCTTACCAGGAACTTGAAGAATATCATTAATGAAGATAAGAAGAGTATCTTCAACATCAATCTTAGATCCTTTAGATGATCTAATAGCAACATATGATCCAGATCTCATTAATTGGAAAGTAGTAGTTTCACCATCAAATTGACTATTCCAATCATCCAAAGCTTCCAAAGTTCCAATAGTCCATCCACTGAACGAATCAGTAAATACATCCTCAACTGTAAGTTGGAATTCATTATAATGAAGTGTAGTATTAGTTGGAATACCAGTTGTTCCACCAATCGGAACTGTTAATATATCACCATCTGAGTATCCACTTCCTTGATTATTAACTCTAAAATCAATTACACTTGATCCTTGACCAACAACAATATCAACAGTTGCATTAGTTCCCACTCCAGCAGTGGAATCAGAACTATACTCTAACGGTATATTTGTGTATGAGAGTGGAGAATCAATAACAACAAATGGCGGAACCGTTTGACTATATCCACCCTTAGAAATTGTAATTGCTACACCAGTTAAAGTACCATTGGATCCAATTGTAGCAGTACCAACCCATTGTGTATTGGGAGTTGTTAGACTTGTTGTACCAACACCAACATTAACTGTTTGACCGATACCAGATCTATAACCCCTTCCACTATATCCAATACTAACAGAGGCGATAGTACCTGCAGTTGAAACAACTGCTGTTCCTCCAGCAGCAACTAATGGTTGATAACCATGACCTTCTGTTGAACCTACAGATTGAAGTACTCCACCAATAGGAAGAGTTGATACATTAACCTCACTTGTTGATGATGCAGTTCCAGTAAATGAAATACTTGTAATACCTGCATTCTCCTTTAGTGTATAATTACTAATTGGTCCTTGGAATACATCATTAATTAAAATGACAGCATTTTCAGTTGCAATCCCAGTTATGTTAGATCCTTCACTCTGAATATGATTACTACCAGTAAGATTAAAGTCTGCTGTAGATCCATCAAATTCATGACTAATATCGTCAATAGTTAAATTCTGATAATATGTTTCATTAGCAGTATCTGTAATTCCAGAACGCATAAACATTCTTCCACTGAAGAGAGATCCCGTAGCTATTCCTACCCAGTCCCTAGAATCTGGTGGATTTGTAGTACTACTTAAAGGAACATTTCCATATGGAGCTTCAACAAAATTAAGAACATTCTCAACAATATTATAACTACCATCAACTTTAGTTGCTAATGCACCAGTAGAATGTCCAGCAAGAGTAGTTCCTAACCATTCTCTTCTAACTCTAAACCTATTGGTGCTACCAACACCAACAGAATCAATTCTCATAATTTCACTACCAACTTCAACTAAATCACCACCCGTAATAGAGGTAATTCCAGTTAAGTAGATTAAATCATCAGTAGTAGTTACTGATTTAGCAAGAGTATATGTTACTGCTGTTGATACAACAGGAGATTGGATAATATTATCCAAACTAAGAATAACTTTTGCATTTGGATTTGTAGAAACAAATCTATGAGAAGTACCAACACCAACACTTGTAAGGTCTAAAGGTACAGCAATTGTTTGTAGAGATTTTGCAGCAGTTTCTGCTAATTTAATTTTATCATCATTAATCTTAATAACAAATGCACTAGCAGGTAAAAGAGTAGTTGTTCCAACTCCCACAAAACCATCTGTTGTACCTATTCCGATTGCTCCTACAGTACCAGCACCTTCATGAATATAAGTAATCTTTTCTCCAGTGACAAAGAAATGATTTGGAATCTTAATTGTATTATCAGAAATACTTACAATATCAGAATTGTTTCCTTCAAAACTTCTTTCGAAAATTCTTTCATTTTTATGCTTTAATTCAAATGATCTCTTAAGAGAATTTTCAGTACCTTCATATAGTCCATATTCGGACACCACATAAGAATTCGTCAATGAAATATTATCTTTATCATCATCTGCATCTTTTATTGCATTAAGATAAGTTTGTGCTTCAACTGCAATACTTGCAATAGGAGTAAATAACAACTGAACTGTCGAAACTCCAGCAGTAGCATCAGTAATTAATCTGGTTCCAAATGTTCCTAATCCAGAAGTACCAACTTCAGCATAAGGACCAGTATCATAAGTCTCTCCAGTTATACCTGATCCATAAACAAAGTCATCCAGAACAAGTAGTTCCGACATGTAATATGTACTGTTTGTAGTATCTGAAATCTGAGATACAAAATAACCAGCATCATATCCATCTACAGTAGAAGAACTCTGACTAACATATTCACCAATCACATTTGCTGTTGGAGAAGTGGTAGATGCTATACTAGTCGATTGCGACTTCAATCTAGCATGTTTAATATCAACCGATCCTGTTGATCCAACAGTTTTTGCTATTGCAACTTGAACAGTATTAACAACTGCAGTGGTTCCAATTCCAGCATTTGTTTGATCAGGGAACCAATCAATTTTTATATTACCGCCAGAAAGATATGCAGAATAAGTTCCAAATCCAGAAGCTGGATCAGATGTTACCTCAACCTCACTAAGCAAATGACCATATTCAACTACATCAACGTTAGTTCCATCTTGAATTAGGTTTAATTCATCAAATTCAAATTCTCCACCACTTAATTTTGTACTATCTGCTGTAATCGATACTAATATTTTAGCAGATCGATAAGAAGAAGCAATACTTACAATATTAACTCCTGTTGTAGTAGCAGTAGCAACATTTGTACTTGTGGAGTTTATCTCTGTAACTCCAAAACTAGTATTTCCTACACTTAATAAATTATCATCTAGTTGATATGAAAGAGATACTACATCATAATTGTTTACTTTATAATTCGTTGGATACCAAAGCAATCTTCCCTTAGTTCCAAGAACATTAGCATCTAAGTATCCTAAATTATAAACACTTTCTATTCTTCCATATTGATTCAAATAAATGTCAGAATTATTATGAACAAGGTCAACGACTTGCAACTGCCTTTGAGCAGTATATCTTCTATCTCTAACATAAACAAAGTATTTTGCTGATCTTGTTGTACTTAAATCAAATTCAGTAGCAATACTATATCGAGTAGCTCTAGGATTACTATTAAATTCTCCACTCATATCATCTATAGAGAGAACCCTATTACCCACAGATTCATCATAATCCATGAGAACTCTACTAGAGAATATTATTTCATTAGAAAGTATCCTATCTTGTACATTTAATGAATTTTCTGTTACTAGATCAAAATCATGAACAGTATTTAAATCACCATGGCCAACCAAATTGTTTACAATATCATAAGAAGTTATATCAGTTGATAAACCAACTTGCATTGAATTCTCATTCAATGTATCAATTTGCATATCAGAGAATTTTATATGACCTAAAGTGTGGTTTAATGCACTTACAACATCATCCCAAGTTTCATATGCTATTCTAGACCTTAATGAATAAGAGAAATTTTGATAATACCAACTATCCTGTATTCTTTGCATATTTGCATTAAGAACACCAGAATCAGTTTCCCATCCTTTTTCTACTGTAGAGAATGGACCTATATTAAAAGTAGATTCATATGATGTTATAGAAGAAGCAACACCATAAGTATCTGAGGATTCTCCTTTAATAATATCTCCAACTTTAAAATCTTCACTACTGGATATTTTCAATAATCCAAGTTTTGCATCCCATTTCTCAACAGTACCACTAGCAGAATTTGAAGTAACAGTTTCTCCATCAAAATAATCCTGTGTAGTTAATATAGGATTAAACATTGGGAAATATTTTTCAGGTATTATTCTACCTACAGAATTCTTAGAATCAAAAACTCCGGGAGTTAAATCTGGATCCAAATCATTAAAATAATCATATAAGGTATAAGTAACAATACCAAGTCCACCAATATTTTCGTCAACTTGGGTTAATTCAAATAACTTATAATTATATGCATCTGAATTGTATCCTCTTGCAGTTGTACCAACACCAACACTCACATTCTCAATCATTACTTTATCGCCGACTGAGAATGGGAAAGAACCAGCAGTACTAAATCCAACATCTAAAGTAATAGATACATCTTTAGTAGTTGTATTAAATCCAACGGTACGAATTCCTACACCATTAGTATTGTGTATAGGAAGAATAGTTGGTCTAACATTACTAAGTCCTTTAGTACCCTTAAGGATAGTTACATTTGAATCTCCAAGAGTATATTTTAGATCAATATCAGTATCTAATTCTCCTGTTATTCCATCAAAAACTTTAAGAGTTGGTGCTACACTATATCCTCTTCCAACTGAAGTTATTCCAATACTCTGAATTTTTCCAAGATCAGTTATTTCTATTATTTGAGGTAGAGCAACACTTGGGCTAAGTGTTTGGTCTGAAGGGAAATTATATCCAATATCTTTAAGTTTTGTTTTACCAATTCTTCCTATTGTATCACTAGAAGCTTCAGCATCAGCATTTCTACCTAAACCGGAACTGATAGTAGTAATTCCTGGGAGAGAATAGTAATTTTCTCCACCATCAAATATTTCAAACTCTGCTATAGGTCCATAAGCAGTTTTTGAAGTTGTTTTATAACTTAAATCGGATGTAGTGGAAATATATGAGGCTCTTTCTGGCAAATCCTTTACGCTATATGTAAAGGAATTTGTTGCACCTACAGAAATAGTCTGTTCTCCGTCATAATCACTATCTAATGTCTGAAGTTCACTTCCAGCAACAATATCATTATCTTTAATAATTTGTTCTTTAACTGGAGGAATACTACTCTCAAATAATGGAGAAAGGCTATAATATAAAACCTTGGGTATATCGTTATTAATAGTTACAGTAACTGTTGCATTTGCAGATCCAACAGTTCCAGATCTTACAACATTAAAATTATTAGTAACTTTACTAGTATCCCATACCTTTAAAAGATTCTGATCTGTAAATAAATTTAATTGGAATGCCGGATATGATGTTCCTTGATTTACATATGCTAAAGAAGAATCTGAAACATCAAATATAGCAGTAGAATTCTTATACGCTTTTACTGGTGGATTTATTGGATTAATAGTTCCAGCAGAAGCACTAGTAATTCCAACAATGACTGGTTTTAATAATTTAGAATTATAAGAAGTGTCTGATAATTTAATTGTATCATTATCAATTTTAACAGCATAATATAAACCTTGATCTGTTAAACCACCACAGGGTATAGATGCGGTATGAATAACTTTTTGACCTGTTATCAAACCATGATTTACTAAAGTAATAGAATTTGTTACAGTATTAATTCCACCCGAAACAAAATCTTTGGGATTTATTATAACTCTTCTATTATAATCATTATATTTAACGGTAAATGTTGTAGAAATAGTTGATGGATTTACATCAATATTAACAATATCATCAGTTGCTAATCCATGACTACTTCCTGTAGATACTGTAATTAAATTCCTAGAAATCTGAGCAGTAATTGGAGTATAGTTAGTTTTAAAGCTATGCCATGTACCAGTTCCAATCCCAGTGAAGAATAATGTTGAAGAACTTCTAAAGGTGGTTGCTATACCAACTATAGAGTTACCTGTACTATCAAGTCCAACTCTAACAGTAGCAATTCCAATTAAATTGGGACTATGTTTAAAGGCATAAAGAGTTTGACCATTGCTTAATGTTGATATACCACCACCAGCATTTTGAACATTAATACCTGCTCCTGTATGAATGGCTACACCATCACCTACATTATGATAATAAGTTAATTGATCTCCAGTTTCAAAACCATGACCTCTAATCCACATGGTTTTTGTAGGAATAAAGACTTCCGATATTCCTGCACCTGGATTTGTTCCACTCTTATATAAACCTATTGTTGTGCCAATACCAACACCAGAAGCTGTTCCTAATGCAACACTTTCATTTGGATCAAAATAAACTTGTGTGTTTATTTTAGAATTATAGGTAGTTCTAAATCCTATATTTACAATTAACTTTCTTGGATCTTCATAAAGAACAGTAGTAGCAGTATGTGCAGCCCCTGCAGTTCCTTCTACAGCTCTAAGAACTCTAATTCTAGAAAACTCTGGTTCTATATTTAAAACTTGAACTTTTTCTGATCCTATTTTTAAAATATCATTAACTTTAATATGAGGATAATTGAAAATTCCATTTACATCGAAATAAGTAACTATTCCAGTTACCCCATCTGATCCAATACCAGTAGGAGTAGAACCAACCCCAGTTAATACAAAACTATCTGTAGTAATTCCTACTTTATAAGTACCACCAATTTTTGAAGATGTGGTAGATAATCCAGAAATTTTAACTAAATCATTTTTATAAAAATTATGTGGTTTTGTAGACCAAAGAATATATTCACCTTTTTGACGTGAAGGATAAACTTCAACACCACTTATACTACTTGTAGCAACACTAATATTACTTAATGCCTTACCCTCAAGTAAAGAAACCTTAGCAGAAGCTCTATCTCCCCTTGTACCCGTATTATTGAATACAACAGAATCTCCAATTCGATATAAATCTCCTCCAGTTACAATTCCTATTTTGTTAATCTTTCCAGGTATTCCTGATTTTATATCAAGAGTTTGTTTTAATCCATCCGGAATATAAGCATAATCATATTCTAAATCTTTATCTCCAGATCCTTCAATGAGATTATAAAACTCAGTATTTCTATACCATCCAGAACCATTTAAAAGATATTGATCTTGGTTTGAATATGAACTAAAATTAAATTTATTTGGTGTAGAATTAAAATTGTTACCAATTAAATAAGGGAATACCGGTCTTTTATATCCTACAAATGCTCCTGATGAATCAGCATTACCAGGTTCAATTGTAGCAAAGTAAGCATAAGTTCCATTTGGATATTCTGGAGTAATACAAAATCTTCCATTATTTTCATCAAGAATTGTTGGATCATTTACTTCACTATAAGAATAATCCTCAATAAAGAATCCTGGCGGGAATTGACCAACTGGAGGTCTGCTAGCCTTCAATTTTTCAACATATCCAGATTTCATCTGTGTTACTACACCACCTGTTTGAGTAGAATACCCATAAGGTCCATAAATTGGATTTCCATCATATGCCCAACCAAGTATAGGAGAGTGATCAGAAGATGCTACCTCTGCACTATTAATTCGTTGTAAATCACTCTGTCCGTATAAAGTATTCCCATCTTGGTCCGTTCCATACATTGCTTCCCTAAGTTTTCTAGGGGCATATAAATGTGCGTATTGAAGACCTCTATCTATATTAAATTGATCGGCAATAATACCATCATCACTAGTAAAATTCTCAATATGTCTTTGGAATAAATTTAATCTCCAACTTTGTATTTCTGCTCTAAAATCTACACCTTCTCCTGGAATACTAACTTCAATGCTAGTACCAGCAGAAGTATAGTCTACACCACCCTCAATTACTTTAACAGCACTTATAGAATTGTTTACCATTACCGGAGTAATGACAGCACCAACACCATCACCCTTAATTACTAAATCCGGAGGAGAATTATAAGCAATTCCGCTATTTAATACTAATACTTCTGTAATTTGTCCATTATTAATAACTGGTTCTAATTGTGCCTCGTATCCAGCAATTAAAGTAATTTGTGGTTGTCTATCAAAACCAATAATCTCTGATGATCCATATCCAACACCATTACTAGATACATGTACAGAAGTAAGGCTACCTCTAATAATAGGTTGAACTTCACATTTAAAAGTATTAGTTCCTATTGAATCTATTCCAACTTTTCCTTTAAGAGTTACTGAAATATCAGGATAATTAAAAGTATGAGTTCCTACACCAACAGAGGTAAAATCAATATATTGTCTTGTTCTATAATAGAAAGTTTTATCAGTACTAAACCCAACAGTAGATAATTTAAATTGATTATTATCGATTTTAGTAACATAATATTCAGTTCCATTAGTAAGTCCACCAGCAGCAGTTCCTTCAGCAGTATACTTAACAATTTCTCCTGAATTATAATCATGATTGGGAATAGTTACAGTATCAAAAGCAGTATTAATTCCACTTCCTGCTTCTGTAGGAGTACTTCTCTTTTGATTTGCATATCCAGATCCCCCATCAAGTATATTAATACTAGCTACGGCTGCTTTTTTCTTAATAGATTTTAGAGTCTGTTTTCCTACACCGTGAGAAGTTAAAGTAACAGTATTAATACCAGCAAGTGCCTCTCCTTCTGTTGGATGAAGTCTTACTTTTGTATCGTTTATAGAAGAAATATAATAAGTTGCATTAGTGGTAATTCCACCAATTGCAGTTTGACCGTAAGTATAATAAATTACTTGTTCAGCATTTCTAAATTTATGATATGTACTAAAACCAATTGTCGAATCTCCAGTTCCTATGCCTACCCAAGAAGTGGTTTCACCAGCATGAATATTAGCATCAGCAAAGAAATCAACTGAATGATCAACTTGCTTCATATTTACATCAACAACTGCACCTGAACCATTACCACCAGTAATAGTTACAGTAGGAGTTTCTTCATAATCAAAACCAGAATCAAGAATTCTAAGTGCCTCTACAGATCCAGAAACAGCAGCATATCCAGTAGCACCCGTTCCAACATTATCTTTAATATGAACAATAGGTGGATTAATTACATCATAAGAATTTCCTGGACTACTAACTTCAATTTTATTAATTTGTCCATATCTAATAACATCACCTGCCTTATAATTTAAAACCTGAACTCCATTTGCCAATATTCCAGTAAATCCTGGTTCAGTTTCGACTATCTTGTCATTATCTTCTTCAGGAAGAGCAATTTCCCTTAAAATATTTTGTGATTGTAGAGTTTTAAACCTAAAATCATATGGTTCTATTTTACTATTTGTTACAATCCTTGCACTATCTAAAGTAACAAAAGTCCCATTAGAAATATTTGTTCTATTTGTTGCTAATTTTATTTTAGAATTATTAATTCTATATACGAAATAAAGACCTTCATCAAATAATGCAGCACCATCAACTATTCTTGTTTTTTCATTACCAAAAGAATCAAAATAATTTTCACTAACTCTTTCAGGAGAATAATAAACTGCATCACCGGTATAGAATCCATGATCTTCAGTCAATGGATTTATTAAAAATTCATCTCCTTCAAAGGTTCCTGAAAAAGTAACTGTTTGTCCATATACATCAAGTGGTTGAGCATTATATGATGGAATAGAACCAGAAGCAACTAAGAAATTTTCACCTTTTTTATAAACATTCTGTACATTAGTAGAATAAATGGTAGCAGAAGGAAAATTATTAGATTGTGCTTTTAAAATATGCCTCTTAATCTGATATGTATTGGGTTTTTCGTTATTAAGTCTTCCTTGACCCTTTATTTCAAAAGATGTAGCAGATCGAATTTTAATTACAGTAGAAACTGCTCTTTCATTTCCCCCTAATAAAATAGAAGCTAAATCCCCTATTCTAAAACAATGATTTACATTCAAATCAACTTGATATGTCCAGTCCGAACTATCAATTAGAGTTAATCCTTTAACCTGATAAACAGGAGAAATATTATAGAACCAATTTCTTCCTTTAAAGCTATTATCAGCAACACCTAAAGTTTTAATTTTTGCAGTGTCACCAGGACTAAAGTTTACGGTATTTTTAGGATATTCAAGATTGTTTAATACAGATCCAATTCTTACCTTAATAGTTTTTGTACTATCTACATTAGACACTCCATATACGTAAGTATTAATCCCAATATTTTGTGCATCCGCAATTGTTCCATTTATATTTGAACAATCAAAGAATTGAGTTAAGTTTTTAGAGGTATATGAAACAATTCCAATATCCCCACTAGTGTATGTTGTATATAATTCACCACTTGTTGGGAATCCAACTGTTGAATCTACATCCAGATAAGTATTACCTGCAGATACTTGTCCAATTACTCTGGTTTTGGGATGAGTCTTAAATTCGCCATATATTGACCCATCAACTCTAGCATCTCTATCATATCCTGCATCTATACTTAACTTATAGAAAGTTTGCCCTACTCCAACATCTCCAGTATTAAGAGGCTCTACTGAAGTAACAGGAGCATAAGCATTTCCATAATTTCCAAATTTATACTCAGTTTGGAATAAAGTGGAATTCTCAAGATGTACAGGATTTCCTTCATCTTCAATTGATTCAACTACAAAGTCCTTTACAACCCTATAATTGGCATTTGAGGGAGTAAAGAGAAAATCTCTTGGTTTTATAATTCTTACATCTTCATTATATAATGCTTTAAATAAAATTTCAAAAGATCTATCAGTACCTTTACTAAGATAGAAATCTTTTGATTGTTTTATAAAAAGATCTTGATTTAAATCACCATGTAAACTTCTATTCTCTAATCCAGGTAAAAGTTGATGTTTTGTTTTGAGTAGAAATTCTTTAAGAAACAAACAACTTAAATTCTTAATCTCAGACCCCGTTGTATGCTCCTGTGAGGTGCTTGAATTGAATTCTAGTACATCTGGACTGTTTGCTGTCTTATAAGAGGTTATACCGCAAAATCCACGTATACAACCGGTAAAACAAGTAGTGGCTGTACCAGTGTACGTGATAATTTCATCATTAATTTTTAGTAATCCATAGGAGTTTGGAAATCCAGATGTTCCTGCTGGGTGTTGCACCATATCAACAGGAATAGTTTCTGCAAAAGCATCAATATTAGTAGATAACCCAACTGATTCAGCTAGATTAGTTTGTTCAGAAACTTTTACGTATTGATCAATATTCTGAATTAAATCAATAGGACCACCTTGGTATTCTTGACCAAGATAGTATTGTTTTAAAAAATCAGAAACTAATGGGAACTCAGTCTTCGTATATGCCGGAAGCTGGTTCTGAACTATGTTATTAAACTGGATTCTCTTTTCTGCCATCTTAAGATCTTACTAGTTTCCCGTTTGCATAGCTAGAAGTTACAACATATTGTGATGCTGCAGGATCCAATCCAGAAGAAATTTCATCTACCACTGTTTCAAAGTTACTTGTACTTATATCTAGTTGTAAATACAAATCCTGTAATCCAATAACGTCATTAGACGATGGACAAGCAGATAATTCAATAATAGTTTGACTATCCTTCAATTTTCCGGATAAAATATTAATTGGATTAATTGTTATAATCCCATTTTCATAATCAATAGTTCCAACATTCCTTCTGACAATTGTTGGATCAGTCGAAGCGGATGTAGGGACTGTAAATAAGAAAAGAGACCCATTAACTCTATTTGTATTAGGAAGATCTGAAATATAGACAGTTTCATTAACTCCACTTATTTTAAAACCAGAAGATTTGATATTATAACCATCCATACTTCTAATATGGAATGCATTTCCAAATCCTACTGAATATTCAGCAAATGTGTTTAAAACAGCTCTTAAATCTCTTCTTATAGAAAGTGTTGTAATATTAGATGTTATTGCTTCATCACTTTGGTCAATAATATTCAAAAACTTACTATATTTAAATCTTGCACCATATTTGTTCATTTCTGATGATTCTGCATACTTATTAGCATTTGCTTGAACTACACTAGAAACAGAAGCTGCTGTAGGTGCAAGATTACTGTTAAAATAGATCTTAGAATCAACTTCAATATACAAATACTTCAAATCAAGGATTTCTGGGACAATTCCCGCAACAGCATACTTCTTCAACTTCATTCTAATGTTTTCTTTTATCAAATTAGGCAAAAAATCACCTGTTTTTGGTTTAATGCTGATAAAAACCTTTCCATATTGAGGTGGAACCAATTCTTCACCTCCAAAAACAGAAATTGACTCTGTTTCTGGGTAAATTTTTGCTGGAATTAGAGTTTCATAGTCATTTGCTGTCAATGCACGGTTTTGGGAAGCATAAATTCGAGGTGCAAACTTTTTAATTGAATCTATGGACTCAATAGTTTGCCCACCTTGTGCTGCAATATCAGTTGTTACTAAAGAAATGCCCGAAGTTACATTATAAGTGCTTCCATTTCTAGTATATGAAAGATTTCCAGCAAATTCAAATTGATTTACGCCATTTGCACTGTCTCCATTAGTTACAATGTAGTCAGCAGTGATATAATTACCTTCTTCAAGTGCTTTTCCAAAAATACCGTCTCCAAATATTAATTGATATCTTTCATCTTCAATTTCTTGAAGATAATACACTTTAGAATCTGAATCGATGTTAAAAAGACTGTCTTGAATGCTATATTTTGTTAAAGTTGTAGATTGTTGGTTTCCTTTTACATTTACTTGCAATAAAGTGGTGTCAATTCCAGAATTTGGTAAAATAAACTTCTGATTTGGCGTTCTCGTGCTATATGTAAAGTTAGATGTTAAAAGAGATCCTTCATAAACGCTCATTTCATTAAATGTAGCAGTTTCATCGAGTACAGGAACAGTAACATCACTTGGAATTGAGAAAATAAAGGATTGATTACCAAAAACACCAGCAGTTGCCACTACCGGACCTTTTTTAAGGGTCAAATTTGAAGGTGTTGGGGTAATATTTGAGCAATCTACGAAAAAAGTGATTGTTGCAGTCGCTGCTTGCTTAGATTTTGGTAAATATCCAATGTTTCGCGCCAAAGATACCACATTTTCCCTTAAAGTAGCACTATCAATGAATACTTCATTAGAAACCATGTTGGCATTATATGAAGTAATGTAAGTATTATATGCTAAAAGGTCAATAATTGATGAAAGGTTAGACCCTTCAAAGTCATAATCGGTAAAAGTAGAGTTTGCTTTAAGATATTCTTTAAGCGAAGTCTTAACCTGATCAAAATCAAGGTTAGAAAAGTTTACTAGTGGCATTTATCTTGTTGATTGCAACGCGAATTGTAGTTCTTGAGGAGGTAATTCAGCTCCTATGATGTTATATGTAATAATTACGTCAAATTGATTATTATCAAAGTTTGGAAATGCTTTCACATCAATTAAATCAACTCTAGGTTCAAAATTATCGATTGAAGTTTTGATTTCATCAACGATTAAGGATGCAGAAATTTCATCTATGTTCTCAAAAATAGATGCAGTGATGTTAGAACCAAAATCTTCATTGAAAAATTTCTCTCCAGGCAAAGTAAATACAATATTTTTCACTGAGCGTGCAATTGCATTCTCATTTTTAAGTCCAATAAGGTCAAAATTCAGGGGATTAGCCTGAAAAGTCATACTTATATCCTTAAAAGCAGTACTAACTCTTTCGAGAGGCATTGAAGTATAGAAATTTTAGTTATTTATTAAGGTTTACTAACTAAAATTCAGCGCTTGGGATCATATCGTCATCATAATCTAATCCTTCATAGAAATCATCGTCTTTTTTCTTCTCATAGAGGTCATTTTGGACTTTTCTATCACGTTTTTTAGGTGTAATAGCATCATTTGCGATTTCACGAAGCATTTTTTGATGTTGATCGTTCGCTAAGTTGTCTAAAAAGTCGTTCATTTCTCTAATCCTTCATTCTTTTTATATTTACACATTAAAAAAGGGCGTTATTTCCGCCCTTTGAGTTATTTTCCTTGTCCACGATACTTTTTCTTTGCATGATTACGAGAACTCGCGGCATATTTTGTATGTTTGCCTTCTCCCTGACGAGTTTTTTTCGGAATTGATTCTATAAATTGCGAAGATCCCCATGATCCTTGCTTAATTCTGACCGGCATCGATAATTTCCTCCATAGTTAGGTCTTGTGGGTCAAATGGCCATGCATTTGGGTCATCTTTTTGGGCATAAAACTTATCTGCATAGTCCTGTAACTTATCTGCTGCCTCTTCAGCAGTTAAACGACTATGCAAAATATCAGTTTTAAATTTAATATTGTATAATTTGGTCATGTATGTGGATTGTATTTAAACATATAGTATAAAGTAACAATACTAACAATTAATAATAGACTGAGAATAACGTAAATCATAATAAATCAAGTTCTTCAAGTTTTTTCTTTACCGAGTCACGAGAGGCGGTTACCCTATATTCAACTGAATCTCTATTTTTAAGTTCAGTTAGGTTCTCTGCTATTTCATACCAGAGTTGTTCATCAGTTTTAAGAGAAAAATCCGGATGCTTACTTCCAAAAACGCCCATTGTTAAATGATGCGAGTTTTTTCGTGACCTACCCTAATCCGAGGATCGCACCAGATTTCATAACCGTCCTCTTTTGCATCTAAGCAGAAGGATACGTCTTCGCCGCACATATCTTGAACCTGCCCACTTTCAAAGACTTGCATCTTAGGAGCAAACCAAGGATACTCAAGTTTCTCAAATACACCCTTCTTAATTAATAACCAACCAAATCCAGTGTAATCAACTGTAAAAGGCTTCTTACGTTTCGAGATACTTTCGACGGTTTCATGATTCATAACTCCGCCATTCTTACGGAAATCCTCTTCATCTAACCAATGTGCCACAGAGGTAGTGCTTCCATCTTCTGTAGCATACCAACCGGCAGCAATTGCACGATTTTCTAATACTTCCTCATTAGTACTTCCATCTTCATTTACTGACTCTGCAGGGATTGCCATATCACATAATTGCCAGAACTTATTAGTGTCAAAGACAATATCTGAGTCAATCCATAGTTGATAATCATACTTAAGTTTACCATCCCAAGGTATTTGCTTAGGACCTCTCAATACATTTGCACCTAAACACTTACAACGTGCAAAGTTAACCATTGATGAATAGTCCTGGGATATCTGGATAGACATACCATTCTGAACCATATCAAAGCATAACTGCACAAAGTTTTTCAGAAAAATGTAAGAACATCCACGACCAGGAAGACAAAATACAATCGTCTTACCTTTCATTCTTGCTTTAATGGCATCATAGTCCCAATCAGGTGCTTTCTTCTTAGGAGCATTTGCCTTTACAGTAAATCCTTTTGCCATAAACTTTTAATTCCTTTCACTTCATTATACACTGATATATGTATAGTGTCAATGAATAATATCAATGTTCGGTTAACCTTTGTAATTGTCAGGTCTCCACATAAAGTTTTTAGGATTATGGATATTTGCTTTATACCATCCCTCATCTTCATATCTGATTATCAATTGATTTCCATCCTCTTTCTCTGCTAGATCCTCAAAATACTTTTTATCTTCTTCTGTAAAAACATCATATTTCCTTGTAGATACATCATTACCCAGTACTGCTAAATCATCTTCACCACAAAAATCCATTAAATCTCCAATATCCTTAAACAAAACATCTCCTTCCCATTCAACATCTCCTTCTTCATCACTGTAATATTCCCGTTCATACATTCTTTTATATCTCTCCCAATGAATAAACTTTTCTCTCTCTTCATCAGGGAGGTTGAATAATATATCTTGTCCAATTACTACAATCGTTTCCATATTAATAAGAAGGTTCTAAGTTATCATCGAAAGATCCCCCACCGCCGCCAATCTTACTCTCAGCTGGGCACTCCACAAATGCAAGGTCGTTTTCTGTATAATCTGTCTTCATTAAACCAACCATTGCTTTGAGTTCTGCCCATTTTACTTGGAATTCATCTTCTTTTAAACACGGATATAAACATCTATCTTTTGCGTATATATGGTAAAGGGTTTCGTCCGTCATTTTTTATGGGCGATTTTTTTATATATGAAAGGTAATGAGGTCTGGAAAATTTTTGGCGGTTTTTTTATATACATCTCGAATTGTCACGTCTGTAGGTTAGGGTCTCTATCTTTTTTATATACGGGCAACGCGGACCGGCACGCTAACACACAAGGGCGCTAATACTGTCAAATTCACTGTTAGAAACTCATAACCTCATTAAGTGTTATAAACCTATCATAACATACGTGCCCCTCAGTGTCAACAACTGTGTAACGCCATTGTTAACACTAACTAGGCATAAAAAAGGGGGTGAGTAACTAACAGAAACTCACCCACTGATTACGTTCTAATTGTTGTTACTCAGAGTGGGGTAGATTGCACCTCATAAAGATCATCTAATACGGCAAGGATTTCATTACCATTGTTTGCACTTTCAAGAAGGAATTCTGCGAAGTTTCTTGATACAAACTGTGTGTTGGAGTTAGACATAATTAAGGGATCAAATAAGGGTTGGGGTTTGTGTTACTTAAGGCAGGTCAATTAGGTGTCAGTTAGTGTTACCTCCACGCATAATACTCCAAAAGTTCGCTATAATCGAAGGTGTGGTGAATCATGGTGCCTCGTTGTACATTACTAGTACACTTTAGAGGTTCCCCCTTTCTATTAGCATCACGTAGTTGTTCTATAATAGCGGGTGGAATTAACGTGTATTTTGTGTTACCATCCTTCAGCACTATTCAACTCCTCGATATAACTTTGGACAGACTCATTTTCCTCCAATTGAAACAGTTTCTCCCAGTTAATTTGCCTAGGGTTAAAGTCATCATTTACGTCTAATTCTAGCGTTATTCTATACTTAGTAGGTGTACAGTTGTAGTAAGAAACTGGCATAGGATTAGACCCCTGGGAGTTATAGTTAGTATTATAAGTCCTCTGTGGAAAACTGTCAAGAATAGTGGTGTTATTTATACGGGTTTGTTCATACTTTGTAACGGACGATTAAGGGTTACAAAGTATTACCGAGGGTCTTGTAGTTTTCGGGCGTTCGTGTTATAATACGCTCGCT